CTTGCCTCAAGAATACTTGGACCACCTGGGGCTATCATTCTTGCACCCATTTGTTCGCCAATAGGAATACCATATTCCTTTTGTTTTTCTTGTTCAAGAAATGCTGTTAGCTCGGCTGCTTTATTTGCCTTGCCCTTTGGGGTTTCTTCAATTGCTTTTTCTTCGTCTATCCGTCCTTTTTGCAAATCCTGCTGAAGTTTCTGTAATTCAAGTTCAGACTTCATTGCCTTTTCAGAGGCCATCTTTTGAAGTGCTGCATCGTAGTCTTTCGCTGCTTGTGTTATGGCTGGCATAAATTATTACCTAAAGAATGCGCTTGATGATGGAGAACCAAAAAATCCTGAAGCTGACCTACCAAGATCGGCAACACCACCAGCAACTGTAGCAAAATTCTGGAATCCATTGGGCTGTCTAGAAATCGCCCCAACCTGTGAGCCATACACGCTTGAACCATAATTAGCTTGTGAGCTATATAATTGATTAAACGCATTAGTAAGCGCGACAGGAATGCTTGGGTCTGTCGTTTGATAAAAATTACTAGCGGTAGAAGGCTGTTGCCCAAACTGACCAGGCAAGGCTTGGTTGGCTTGGATATACTGTTGCATTGCGCTCTGTTGCTGGCCTGTACGCTGGTTAGCCAAGTTATAGATAGAAGGTCCACCGCCGACAAAGTTTGCCGCTGCACCAAGCCTGTTCTGTTGTAATGCGTCTCTAAAGGCAATGTCACCGCGCATTGCATCGGACATGGTTTGACCAGAAGAAAGGAACTGACCACCAGCCCCAAGCTTAGATTGCTGCAAGGCGTTTCTTAATTGAACATCCCTTGAAAGGGCATCTCCAACTGTTTGACCAGAGGAAAAAAGCGTTCCGCCTGCTGCTAGTTTTTGCTGTCTCAACGAGTTCATCAATTGAGCATTTCTAGCCGCTGCATCACTTGTAGTCTGACCAGAGGCCAGAAATTGTGATCCAACTCCAGACCTAGCTTGTTGAAATGCATCTTGTAACTGAACATCCCTACCCAATGCATCGCTTGTAGTTTGACCAGAGGCCAGAAACTGTGATCCAACTCCAGACCTAGCTTGTTGTAATGCGTCTCGTAATTGAACATCCCTCGCCAACGCATCGCCAGTTGTTTGACCAGAGGAAAGGAATTGTGATGCCGCACCATAGCGAGCAAGCTTGCGTTGCTCCCCAGCCATTCCAGTTGTAACCGCTTCCTCAACCGCTGGCGCAATTCCAAAGATATTGCCTCTGGCTGATTGAGCACCTCGCGCAGCCTGTTGATACTGCCTCTGCTCTTCCACACCAAGCCTAGATCCCAAAGCCAATTGAGCAGTCGTTTCTCCCTCAATTTGCCTGCGTAAAGCCTCGGTTTCGGCTGTTGTAGTTGGTCCAATTTTAGCGGCAGAATAATCTTGAATTTGTTTTTGTAACTGCGCCCTAAAAGCCTCGGCTCTTGGGTCTGTAGTTGCTCCAATTTTAGCAGCAGAATAATCTTGGATTTGTTTTTGTAGCTGCGCCCTAAAAGCCTCGGCCTTGGGGTCTGTAATTGGTTCGACATTAGAAGAAGAATAATCTTGAATTTGTTTTTGTAACTGCGCCCTGTACGCCTCTGTTTGTGTGTCTTGAGTTGCGCCAATTCCTGATGCTGAATAATCTTTATAACCCTTTTCTGTTTGCGCCCTGAACGCTTCTGTTTGCGCGTTTTGAGTTGGGCCGAATGCCCCAGTAGCCATTTCGCCATACTTCTGTCCAAGGGCAACGGATGTTTTATATGATTCTGGATCAATTTCTTGAATCTGTTTTGCTGTGTTTTGCTCTGGAAGTTTCAAGTACTCCCTAAATGAATTTATTTGGCTGGCGGCTTGAGTGGAGCCAACTGTTAGTGGCCTGAAAGCCTGAGCCTGCTTTGTCGCATCAGCAACTGCTGATTGCACGCTAACCAAATCTTTCTTCAAATCATTAACATAAACATCGCTTGCAATTTTCTGTGCGCTATTGGCTGGAAGAGTGTCAAGAAGTTTTTGTGCCGCTACCAGCCTTTCTTGAATGCCAACTGTCTGAGTATTTCCAGAATCAACAATTTTCTTTAAGCTATTTACTTTGGCAGTATTGTAGTCATCCAATATCTGGCTATCGGAAACTTCAAAATTTAATTTAGATGCGAGTGGCGAAACACCAAAATTGCGTTCAGCCGAAAGAGATTGTACTGCTGGGTTTTGTTGTGCTGCTAGGGCTTGTTGTGCTGCTAGGGCTTGTTGTGCTGCTGGAGTTGTTTGCGCCACTAGAGTTGGTGTTGCCTTGCTTTGAATAAGAATAGCGGCTTTTTCTTGTTCTATTTTTTTATTTAATTCTGTTATTTTATTTGCAGTAACTCCGCTTTTCAAATCTTCTTGTTCTGGATTTGGAAATCTTCCCTCATTCTTTCCGTATGTTTTGTAATGTTCTTCTGGCTTTGATCCATATAACTTATCTTTTGCAACATCAGGATATTTTTTTAGATAGTAGTCTTTGTCAAAAGTTTGTGATGGAGTTTCTAATTTTGAAAGTTGTGTCGAATACTCTTTCAAAGTTGCTGATGTATTTGCAGTGCCAGGTTTGGCAAAAGTGATTGGCTGGCTTATGCCACCAGCAACAGCGTTGTAAGTACCAGTTTGCTCGTTGAAGTTTGGCGTGCCACCAGCATAAAGCATATTAGAAGCTTGCAGATTGTTTTGTGGTTTAATGCCAGTTAAAGCAGCGATTTGTTTTGCAGCGGCATTTTTAGCGTTTTCTTGGTTTGTAGCATCAGAAAGTTGCTTATCGTACTTCTGTTGTAAATTATTTACTTTGATATTATTTGATTTGTTTACAGCCTCAGTATAGGCTGCCTGAGATTGCCTAATCAAATCTTGACGTCTATCCTCTATCTGTTGTTTTGGAGTTCCCTGACCAGTTCGCACTCCGTTTGAATTGGTTACAAAACTATCCTCTATTTCCCTTGGCTTAATGTTCCCTTGTTCGTCAACATCATAAACAGTGGTTTTTAATTTTACTTGGCTCATATTATTTAGTCGTCCCAACTGTTAAGTCTGGATTTGAAATGTCGGAACCAATCGTACCATAGATGTCGGTAGGGGCTAGACGAGGAGCAAAGGCAACATCAGGCTCAACTGAGGCGTAGGGGCTTTCGCCGTAAAGCCTTCCAAACTGCCTAGTCATCTGATCCCCCAGCCCGCGATTCAAGGCATACGCCTGGGGGCTTTGTTCATAAGACCTACGCAATCCTTCCAGAGTACGCTGTGAGCCAAACTGCCGTTCATTCTGTAGGGAAGCCAAGGTTGCCGCTTGCTGGTCTAGGGCTGATAATTGACGTTCCAGCGAGCGTTGCTGTGGCATATACTGAGCGCGAAGCTTATTCTCCATAGCAGCCATCTCTGGCGATTTCTCTAGGTAAGTGGCGATATTCAGCTTGTAAGCTTCAGCATTAGCCTGCGCGACCGCTGCTGGGTCGGGCGGAGGAGGTGGAGATGGAATGGAGGGTGATCCCATATTAAGCCATAGCTTTCTGCATAAATTTCATATAGTCGTACTTTTTCTTAACTCCGTTGCGGTTGAAGATTAGGCTCCTGCGGGGGCCAAACCTATCCCACAGGATAGTCAGCAGGCATTGCATAGCCCTTCGGCTACGAGCAGTACTTGTACCATCAGTTGATGTCACAGTCAAGTCAACAAAGGCAGTATCTCCTTCTGGTCTATGTAGGTAATGGGTAGGCTCATCTGACTCGTTAATTACCCTAGCTACCGCTACCCCTACTATTTCCTCGCCATCCTTAGCAACCCCAACCATGCCACGCTGGTTGTACCACCCAAACCACTCCCTAAAGATAGGCCAGCGAGACTCTGGCACGCCAGATAGCTCAACGTATTCCATAGCGTTCATACGTTACTTTGTATCTGGATTGTGTCTGGGTTGGCTGCAACCAAGACACCTCGAATTGATAGTTTCTTAACTGGAGTGGATACGGCAAATCTCATATTACGCCACTTTTGGTATGACCTTAAACTGCTCGCCACCCGCTTTACAGTATTTGCAGATAGGGTGGCTGGAAGTGTGAATGGCAAGGTAATACCGCCAGATGACCTGGTATCAACTGAAGTCGCAACAGCAACGTCTGCACCATCGGTATCCCTACGCATACTAATCGTAGCCGCAGTTGAACCAGAATTAAAGAACTCAACCTCGTAATGCGATCCAAACTTTTGTGCCATGCGATCATCAAACTCATACGCCTTGGTTGTCACAGAACTGGTGTAACTGCCAGTAGAAGTGTAGTCAACATAATCGGAGGTTGCATCTGCGGAGTCAGCATCCTTATATCCAAGGTAATGACCAACCTTGCTGGTCGGACTACCAATTGCAAGCTTTAGAGCGTTGGTTGTAAATCCAGAGGCGAAATTAGTAATAGCCATTCTAGCCGTAGGTATGCTCCACAACCCCTCAAACGAATTAAACAAGGCGTTGTAAACCAATATGTGGCTAGGCGTGGTTGCTGTATCTAGGGGAACAGCCAAATAATAGCGATTATTGTAGAAGGCAGAGTTGCATGACGAAATATAATTCTTATTGATTCTGGAAATTATGTTCTTAACTGGCTCGCTAATTGGTGTGCCAACAATGTAAAAATCATCAGCGATTGACCTGGCCACAGACCTAATCCCATCGTTAGACAAGAAGAACACATCTTTATTGACAAAGTTAACGCTTCGGCCAGAGGCACAACCAGTTTTGTCATTAAGCAACCTTGTTGACCAACCAGAAGCAGTAGGAGATGTTGGGTCAACTGTAACTAGATACATTTTGTTAGGCTTAAAAACCAAAATCTCATAATCAAAGAATGGTTGGAT